GCAGGTACGTTGTTGCCAATGTATGCCATATTATGTTATCTCCATGATACTTAGTGTGCCACTTAGTTTGTCTGCTACGGAGCAGTCTACTCTTAGTAAGTCTCCTGTCTCAAGTATAACCTTACCACCTGTCAATAGTTCTAGTGATGAACCTACAGGTATGGGTGCATCTTTAACTAAGAACGATGTTCCGTTGGTTGCTGCTCTACCACCACCTGATGTAGTAGATACAAGCTCTACTTCTGTGGTTACTTGAGATGTATGTATGTTTGTAAGTATAAGTCCAATCACTACTGTAGTTGTGCTACTCGGAACTGTATATATTGTATATGGAGAACCTGCACTGTTTGGCTCGGCAGCGAATGTGACTACTCTAAATGTATTTGCCATGTTATTATCCTAACGCTATTGCAAGTGCAGTTGGGTCATCTGTAGTAAAACCTGCACTACTTAAATATGTTTTTACATCTGTCAATGCTACCTGTTTCATTGTACCATTATCATTTGTAACAACTCTGTCTGCGTCTACTAATGTTGTAGAAGAAGCAGCAGTACCACCATCCATGATGTTTAATTCAGTAGCAGTTGAAGTAACATTTGTACCCCCTATATCAAGAGTGGTTACAGATATCTCTCCTGCAACTGTTGCTATACCATCTGCTAGTGTTATTAAATCGGTATCATCTGTATGCCCTATGGTTGTACCATTAAGAGCGATATTATCAACTGTGAGAGCACTTAGTGTACCCAGGGATGTGATGTTAGTCTGAGCGGCAGTTTGTAGTGTACCAGCTAATTGTGTAGCTGTCAATCTTCCTGTGCTCGGATTGTAAGTTAAATTACCATCCATCTCTAAACCAACATTACCTGTGCTAGACGTAGCGTCTTCAACAAATGTAATTAAGTTTTCTTCGTTTGTGCTTTCGTTATCTGTAACTAATACATGAGCAGAGTTGGTTGCGTTTGTCACAGTAACCCCTGCAATAACTGTATTAAGTGCAGTTCCGTTAACTGTTATGGCATCTGCCTCTAATGTACCATCAATATCTGCGTCACCTGATATGTCTAATTCAGTAGCAGTTAACTTAGCAGTTTGTAAGTCTTCAAAACTAGAACCTAACTTTAATTCAAACTGAGGTCCTGTGGTGTTATATGTAAATGTAGCATCATCACCTGAACCACCTTCTATTGTAATACCTGCACCATTTATAACTGCACTTGTGCTGTTACCACTGTCTAATACAATATTATGGTCGTTTAGATTTACAGTCGTTGAGTTTACTGTAGTTGTAGTACCTGATACTGTAAGGTCACCTGTAACAGTTAAGTTATCTGCCACAGTCACTTCAGATGTGCTATGTCCTAATGTTATAGCAGTTCCTGATACACCTGTACCAATAGACACTGACTCACTGCTATTTCCTGTGTCTACTATTAAATAAGCATCTGAGCCCTGTTTAATTGTAAAAGCAGTTCCTGAGTTGTCTGATACTGCTACGTTAATATCTGTTCCGTCTGCACTAATAGAATCAAGTGCAATGTCACCTACGTTAGTAATAGCATTGTCATTAAAAGATGTAGCACCCAATGATATAGTGCCTGTTGCAGTTAAATTACTAGAACCTACATCTATATTACCAAAGCCACTTGAGATAGCACCACTATCAAGTGTACCTACTGTTGTTACGTTTGACAATGTGTCTAGTGCAGATTCAAAATAAGTCTCAAAGTCAGTCAGTGCAACTTGCTTCATTGTACCTGCATCGTTGACTACAACTCTGTCTGCGTCTGCAAGTGTGGTTGAGGATGCTGAAGTATCACCATCCATAATATTTAGCTCTGTTGCTGTTGCATCTACTGCAGCTAGTTTTGTAAAGTCAGCTTGTACTAACCCTGACACACCATCTAATAAATTTAATTCTGTCGCAGTAGCAGTTACATTAGTACCACCAATATCTAATGTAGTTACTGATATTTCACCAGCTACTGTAACAATACCATCTGCTAATGTTAATAAGTCTGTATCGCTTGTGTGTCCAATGTTAGCACCATTAACTATAACATTATCTACTGTAAGAGTGGTAAGAGTTCCTACGGATGTCAAGTTAGGCATTGCAGTTATTTCATCGTCAAAGTAAGCAGCTAAGTCTGTAACTGCTACCTGCACCATAGTTCCGTTATCGTTTAGTACAACTCTATCTGCATCTGCTACAGTTGTTGATGTAGCACTTGTATCACCATCTAATATATTTACTTCTGTTGTAGTAACAGTAAGACCATCAAGAACTTCTAACTCTGTCTCAGATATACCTGCACTGCCTATTGTAATTGTGCCTGATATGTCTACGTTACCATTTATATCTATTGTTGTTGCAGCTAATTGTATTTCTGTGTCTGCTACTAAATCTAATTGTCCGTCTGTAGTGGAACTGATGTGTATAGCTGTATCTCTGAATTGTATCTTCTCTGTAGAAGCAATAAGTATATCATCACTAAATTCAAAATAATCCTCATCTTCTTTCCATGTCAAAACACCATCATTTGATTCACCATCAAATGTTACTGCTATATCTGTACCTGCAGTGCCATCACCTATTGTGATTGCAGTTCCAAGTAATTTAGTTATAGGACCACCTTCTGCAGTTGTCCCATCGTGAGTGTGTCCTGTGCTTGATGCAAAGGCTGCTAATAACTGATTAAACTCATCATTGGTATGAGCGGCAGTTATTGTATCTCCATCACTATACGATGATTGTCTAGTGTACGTAGCTCCCATTTATCTTCTCGCTCCTACTTGATATTCTAACTGAAATCCTTTTAGTGAGTATGGTGCAGTAGAACCACCATCGTTAACTCTAAGTGCAACTGCAAAGCCTGACCCTTCTACTGATTGTCTTACTAATGGTTGTGATGCACCACCATATGTTCCAAAACTTACAGAACTAGTACCATATGTCGTAGTTCCATATATCGCAGCAATGTCATTTGAATCTAATGCATAAGCCGCAGGTCTCACAGAATCTTTTGCTTCATAGTCATATCTTAAAAACAAATCTGCATCTATTGTTGACTCAGGTGCAAAGTTTATAATAACACGTTGCATGTGTTTACGTAACCCTGCATCACCAAAAGTCATATCAGGACCTCTATATTTACCTAATATAGCAGTTCCATCAAAATCATTACCTGACTCTTGTCTAAATATAAATCCACCACTATACGCACCATGTAAAACTATAACATCTCCTGCGGATACAAACGTGTCAGTTGCTGCGGGTTTTATTCCTCTTATCTCTGCAAACTCGAATGTTTGTCCTTTCATAACACATATAACACCTTTTGTGGCATTTTCTCCCGTACCATCTTTTGTAAAAAATATTCTATACTGTGTTTTATCAGGTATAACTATTGAGTCAAACTCTGATGCACTAGACAAATTTGCATCAAATAAACTTTGTACATTAGCACTTATAGTTCCTAATTCAACGTCACCAATTCTTGCTGTACCAGCAACTGTTCTTAATCCATCAGGTCCTAAAAATATTAAGTCACCAGCAAATTCTTGAATTGTATCTCCGTTGATACACCCTATATCTCTTGTTACAGCAGTTATTGCAAAGTTGCTACTTGATGTTCCTGATAACTTAAATATTCTATTTTCGCAGAATATAAATAAATCTTCACGGAAAACTTTAAGTCCTGTTATAGTATCATCAACTTTAATACTACCTGCACCACTAGCAGTTGCAAAATTATCTTCATCAAATGGCACACTAAATACTAATTCTTGTTTAGCACTTGACATACCTGCATAAAACATATGTTCTTTAAACGCTTTTACAAACTTCGCACCTGTTACTGCAGTGCTTACTTCACCACTTCCTGCAGAAGATACATCTGTTGCACTAAATGATGTATTAAAAACTGTTGGTGCATTGTTGCCATCTGCTACGATTAACTTATCATTACCATCAAAGTTAAATCTTTCAAAAGAATATTTACCTGCACTTGTTCTACCACTATCTATTGTTGTCCAAGAAGAACCTCCTGGTGTAGCTTGAAATATATTTGTTCCTCTTGCCGCTACAACTTTACTAGCAAATGTAGCTACCATTAAAATTTTTTCTGAAGAAGAAGATGTTTGAGGAACTACTGCAGTTACATACTTACTAAACCCATTTATTCTTCTGTATCCACCTTCTATGTCAGGTTCAAAGTTCTGTAGCTCTAATGCTTCTCCTGGTTGCATCATAAACGTGGAACGATTTAAAACTAATCCTCCCTCGCAGTTAAAAGCTATGGGTTGTGCTCTTGATAAATCTGGCATTATGAAGTTGTTTCCGTGCTAAAGTATCCTGCCATACTTGTTGGTCTTAGTACTACTGTTGACCTTACATACTCATATTTATTAACTAACAGCGTTTGTATGTTTTTTATGCCTTGCTCAAACCTTGCGAAGTTTAATTGATATTGCTCAATTTCACCTCGGTATTGGTAAGCATATGAAGTGGCTCCATCTATTATTACTGGGGCGAACCTGTCGGGTATTGTTGTGGTATCGTCATGTGCTGATAGGTCAGATGGAAATGTAAAGTAATCATATTTTAAAGTATATCCTCTGTTAGGAAAAGGGAACAGTAAAAAATTATTGTCTAAAGTTCTAACGATATGTGAAGGAACTCCCCCACCAGTAAATTGAGCTACTTGCACACCACTAGCTATAGAAGCTGCTGTTGTGCTGTTAGCACCTCTTGTTGCACCTGTAAATGTTGTGCTTGTTGTTCCTGTATATGTTATTTCTTCATTTGCTATATGTATAGTCCCTGAAGAATCAAATCCTGATGTGCTAGATACAGTTATGGTTGTGACACTATCTGTATGAGTTGTGCTCGTAGTTGTAGTTACAATATCATCTTCTTGTTCAACATTGTTAGCTATATATTCATTATATGACAATGTGCTTAAATTAGTTCCAGAAGTTCCTAAAGTTGAGTTTTTTACTATTCTAGCAGTGTTGTAATCAACATGTTTTGTAGAAGTAGGTAAAGTGTATTTTACTGTGCCTGGTACTAATACTTCAGTATGAGATGCATGATTAAAAGGGTAACTAAATTCTTTTTGATTAATATATCTTATGGCTTCATTAACTGCATTCTGGGCTTGAACTTGAATACCCCGTGCACTTGAGAAAGTAGACGAGGTCAGTTGTGGTTCATTAATACGTGCAAGCACGCTATTAGTTAATGTAAGAAAAGTTTGTGACATACTATTTTAAATAATAGGGGACAAAATTAATTGTCCCCATAATTACGCTATTAAGCTAATTGGTCTCTATCGACTTCGTCTGGCTTATCATCTAGTCCATGACCTGCTAAATCAATAACAGTTGCATAGACTCTGAGTCTGCCTGTCGCTGGAGCCGCACCTGCGATTGTGCAATCAATAGTATCAGTTGATGTGATAAATTGAGTATAAGTTGAAGCTGCACTTCCTACAACAGTATTAGTCTGACCATTAGTGCCTGCTGCACAAAAACCTGTAGAGGTTATATCTGCACCATCAATAATGTCATCGCCACCTGCGAAGTCCATGTCAAGTGTACAACTTGAAGTAAATGCTTTCATTACTTCTGCACCTGCATTTAGCACGAAAGTATTTGCAGGTATCTCTAGTACCTGAAATACATCTCCGTCTGAGAAACTACCACCTGCTGCTACTAACGCATCAATATCAAGGTAAGCCTCAATATTTCTCATTACGTGAGTATTCTTAGCTGATGGCATAGCCACGATAGAGTCGGAAGATACGCCAGTGGTATCTTTAGAAGTTAAATCAAAAGTCGCCATTTATACCTCCCCTACGCTACGTTGTATTTAGCAGTTACGATTGCTTCTGGTCGAAGAATCTTTCTGCCATATAAATGCATACCTCTTACG